TCCTGAATTCATGTGAGCTAATGATGTTACTGCACCTACTGATAAATCCCAATTCAACCAAGGATGTACGTCTGGATTTGGAACTACAATAAAATTTCCTGGATAATTTAAGTCTCCGTATTGTTCCCAGTATACTTGAAAACCTATTCCTGGATTTTGTATAATATCTTCTCTAGCTGCATTTGTATCTTGAGGATAAACATACCCATTATCATTTTGCCATAATATAGCTTGACCTAAAGTAAGATTAGAAGAATCTTCAAGCATTACAAGTGAAGGCGCTATTGCAGTATTACTATTAAGTACAATAGTAGAAAAAGGTACAATAAAAAATTGTATTGGTTCTGCTTCTTCTAAATCATACGCAACAGGAGTACAATTAGCATTAATATGTGCTCTTGATAATGTACTTACTAAATATAAATAATCATAAGGCAACGCAAAAGTATCTATATCAAATTTATTTCCTAACTGTTCTTTATAGTTTACTGGAGCTTCATATTCTCTAACTAAAGATCTAAGATCATCAATTCTTTTTTGACTCTCTTCAAATCCTTTTCTATATTTATTATTCTTACCATATTTAGTATTAATAAATCTCATTTGAGACTTATTTAATTCAATATCTATTTCTTGAGGTAAAAGCATATCAGCTTGGAGTGAATTTATTTTATCCACTCCTTGCTGTATTGCCAAATGCATTTCGTTTACATTCATATTATACTAATGATAATTCTTTTAGTTTAGCTCTTAATAATGTTAGTTTACCAGAATTCTTTTTATCTTTTAAGTATATAACTGTATCTTCTGTTGTATCTCCTAATGTTTCATCAATAAAAATAATCTGATTACCTATTTTTCTTAAAACTCCAGCTGAAACCATTTCTTCAATTTCAGATTTTAGTTCTAAATTTTTATCTGTAGCAATTCTAACAAACTTTTTTGGATTAGAATTTTTAAGTTCGTACAAAGCATTTTCAATTTGTTCTAGTGTCATTCTATCAGGATTAGTACTAGACATTAGTCTTAATACTCTCTTCATAGATTTTTCATTAGAAGAAATTTTAATAAATTCTTTGTCTGCATCTTTTTTTACTTGGATCTCATTGTTCTTAACTTTATCATCTCGTGTAAGGTCTTGAATATAAAATCTTTTATTAAAATCAGAATCCATTTCTTCTTTAGTCATAGCTACATGCGGATGTTTTAATGCAAACCTATATTTAATATAATCCATTATACTAAGAGGATAGTCATTCTCATCCATACCTATTTCTAGCTCTACTCCTGTAAATCCTACAGGTATTGTCATTTCTGCCCAATATTGTTTAGAATGTTTTGGCCAATCATTGTGTTCTGGATTAACATCTAATATTCCTAACATATATTTTTTTTCTTCCGCAGGAGTAAATCCTTTTAAGGGCTGTCTATTTACATAGACACTACTGAGTTTATATACAGCCTCAGCTCTTACTGCTTTAGGCAAATGGTTTAATAGTTCCTTTTGTCTAAGTGTTACTTTTTTACTCATAATAATAGTTCTTTTAAAGTTTTAATTAAGTGGATGTAAAGAATAACTCTCCGTATAATAATTTAATTAAAGCTATGGGGGATTGCTCCCCCACAACCTTAATCAAAAACCAATATATAGACGCAAATTAATGCCTATAAAATTATGACGCTACACACGTAATATCAAGCGAAGTATCAAATCTCTTAAGAGCAATACCAGCTGTTTTTAACATATGTACCGAAGCACCGTCTACATCAGAAGCTCTAGCGGAAGTTGAATCAAATCCTCTAGGGACTACAGATCCAGCTACACACCATCTCATTGCTTCACGACCTTTCTTAGAAATCATTTGAAGGTTATTTTGACCATCATAATTTGATTGATCAACAAATACCATTCTGTAAGACTCTAAAGAGTATCCTGTTGTAGGGTGTTTTGCACGAGCTTGCGCCACGGCACCATGATCAAATAATGGTAATTTTACCACATTGATCGTGTGTCCATCTACATGCTCATAGGAAGTGAAGTATCCAGTTAATCCTAGGCTACGTCCTGATCCTGTGATAAATCTGTTTTCTCCACCTACTTTCCAAGAACCAGCTGCTCCCGAAAAGTGATTTTTAAGAGCCTCATCGAATTCTCTTGCACCACCAGTACCAGTATATAAAGTTACTTGTTTAGTTGCTGCATCAGTCATTCCGTAGAATAAATCTCCGATAATGTTCTTAAGTTTAGTTTCAGTCATTGTAGAGTAAGTGTCAGTATTAACAATTTGCTCTAAAAGACCAGGACCTACGATTACAGGCTGACCATTTTCATCTTTCATGTAAGTCTGTCCGTTTGAATCATAAGTTTTTTGACCATACCAGTAGTACATTTCACACTCTTCTTTAAAGTCAAGCATGTGTAAGTACTCTTCATAGTCCATCCAAAGTTTAGTAGTAGATCCTCCTTTAGTTGGTAAAGAAAATTCTGCTACAAAATCTTTAGCGTTTCCAGACATGTGGTAAGATTTTCTAACTGTAGTTAGTTTGTTTCTTACTTTTCCTGGAGTTTCCCAGTTTGAAGCATTACCTCTAGAGAAATCAACTCCTACAGGTGCGTACATTTGAGCAAAAAGTGCTCCTTGTGTAACATCTGCTGCTGACATTGTTGCTGTAGCTGAAGGGTTAACTAATTGTAGAGTGTAAGTCCAAGCTGTACCACCAGATGCCTGTACAGGCTCTTTCATAATACGTGCTTGAGTACCTGATTGAGATACTAATACGTATGGAAATACAAAATGCTTGTCTGGGAAAGTAAGCTCGAAGCTTGCTCCACCTAAACCAACATTTGCTGTGCTAGTCATTGTTACTGCTACTGGTCTCGTTCTCAATCTATGTGTTGCCACACGATATTCATACTCCAAGCGATCAATAGACTTTGTGTTTCCAACACCTTCTGTTAAGAAAGATAGAGGGAATCTTTTGTCATCTTTACCTGCTAAATGAGTAATAATTGGAGACAGTTCAGTAGGTTTAGATAACAATGCGTTTGATAGACTGTTCATATCAGTCATCTGCGAATCATTGTAAAACGTTTTTTGAACGCTTATGTTTGTTCCATTTACTGCCATTTTTATAAAATTTTATAGGGTACCTATTTCCCTGTTTAGGTATTTCTTATATATTAAGATCTAAATTATCTAAATCAAAACTTTTAGTTCTCCTTGATTGTTTACGAGCACTTTTTACAGTTTCTTCGTTTTTAGATATTTTTTCTCTCAATGTCTTCGTAGCCTTTGTTTTAGCTTTCTTGTTAATTATTTGCTCTAAATTAAATCCTTTGTACATTAAATAATCTATAGCTAACTTTTTTTCCATTTCAGCTTGCGAGTGATCTATATCACGTTGCGTGTAACCATCTTTAGTTACTGGCTTCGAGAGATAATTAAAAAACTTTGCTTTTTCTCTTTCTGGAACTTGCAATCCTGCAAACTCTTTTGATTCTTTAATTGTCTCTTGCACTCCATTCCAAAACTCTACTTGTTGTTCTTGTTGTTCTTGTAGACTTTTTTGTTGATTTGCTACCAACTGTTCTTTTTCTTTTGCCTGTACTTTACCTAAAGCTTGTCTTGCTGCTTCAGCTTTATTATGTAATTTTCCAGAATCTTCATAATCTTCAAGCATTTCTTTAATAAAATTTTGATCATGTCCTTTTTGATGGAAGTAATCAGCTAAAATTGCTTTTTGACTTCTAGAGTCATCTTCACTAATCTCCATAGTATTATAATCTAAACTTGGATCATAAGCTGTCATAAATTTTTGAGATTCACCTCCAGCTAACACATAATTTAAATGCTCTTTAACTAGTGGGAACTTTTCAAGAACTTCATCAATTCTATCATCTGCCATCTGAGAAGCTACATCTTTAGTCATTTCTGTTAATCCTTCAGCTGTATCTGCATATTCACCTTCATAGCCTAAACTACTTAGTATTTCTTGCACAACTGTAGTTTCAGAAACTTCTTCTTCTGTTTCTTCTTTTTCTTCTACTTCTTCTTTTTCTTCAGTTTCTTCTTCAGCCTCTTCTTCGTCATTGTCTTCAATGTCTTCAAGTTCAGCTTCAGGTTTTTCTACTTCTTCTTTTACTTCTTCAATAGGCTCTATTTCATCGATAGAATCCATTGCAACTCCATCACCTGCAATGACTTCGTCAAAGGTAATATCGTCTAGTTGTATTTTTTCATTTGGGTCCATATATATATTGTTTTAATTTACAAATTTAATATTTAATTTACTTGGTTTTTAATTGTCTATAGTTTTACTTTTTCTTTTATTGTATAACACTTACCAGCATCCATACTTACATTTTTTCTTATATCCTCCTGATTTAAAATTATATTTTATTCCTGCTTTGTATGTAGGTTTGTTTCCTGTTTGAAAATTTACCCCTGCATTAGCACTAAAATTATTTTTCACATATTGTCCTGATAGCCCAAAAGATCCTTCTAAATTTAAATTAGGAGTTCCATATTTAGAAAAACTTTTATTATTAGGATTCCATCCAATATTAGGATTTATTCCCATAGCAGCTTGTAGATTTAAATTTTTAGTATTTATAAGTGTAGGATTTGTATAATTATTAAATGCAGTTGAAATAGTATCTGCTTTTAATTCAAGTTCTGTTTTACGGCTTGGTTTTTTAGTCTTTTTTAATATTAACTTACTAACTTTAAGATTTGGATCATTTTCTTCTGTAAAAATACCTCCTGTTTTAAATTTATTTTTAGTTCTAGCTTTCCATTTTTTTAATTCTAACGCTTTCTTATCAGCAGGTAATTTGTCATAAGTATATTTTACAGTTTGTTCACCTCCTCTTGTTTGAATTTTATAAACAAAAAGTCTTTTATGATTTTTTCCCCAAAATTCAAATATTTCATCTGAAGTTGGGGGAGTGCCATCATTTTTAACTAAATTATAAAATTCTTTAGACTCAGTTTTATTTTTATTCATTTTATCTCCTAAAAATAATCCATCTTGATCTTCTCTAGATAAAATTGAAAAATCTGGACTTTCTTTTTTAGCTTCAGGATATATAGTTGGGAATTCATTAAAAGTTCTAGCTATAGAATCTCTAGTAAAGTTAGCGCTTCTATTCATAGCACTACTAGCTGCTCGTTTTTTCCCCATTTCATATTGATAAGCCCCTCTTGCAGGACCATCATAAAATCCAGTTTCTTTATCTCCTGAAACTTGTATTGCATCATCTACATTTTTAGATTCATGTTCTCCAATAACCTGCATTACATTATTTACATAATTAGTATCTACTTTATTTGTATTGTGTAGAAAATTCATCATGCTTTGTCTGAAGCTTGTTTCTTTTTTAGTAGTTGCTAATTTTTTCTTTTTTACTGGTGGGTTGCTATAATCAATTTCTAATTTTTCTTGCGGACCTTCAAATCCTCCTAATTTTTTTTCTGATACTGCTGCTGCTCCTCCAACTACAGGAATTATAGCAGGAAGTTTATTTAATTCGTTTGATAATAAATTAAAATTCTTTTTTGTACCTGACATAAAATCAAGAATACGCGTATTACTTGAAAAACTTTCTTCCATAGGATTTAATACTCCAGAAGGTCTTATTTTATATATTGTTTTTGCACGTTCTAATAACTCTGGACTTATGTTTTGATAATACTTTTTAATTAATCCATCATCTAACAATTGTTGTCTTAATCCATGTATATATGCAGATGGTTCATGACCTGACTTTAAAAAATAATCGTATGACTCCTGATTTAATTTACTTAAATTAGATTCTGGGGTAATACCTTTAATAAGACGCTTGTCAACAGGTAATTGTCTACCGCTTTGTAGTCCATGCCCACCTATTTCATGCGCAGCAACTCTATTACCGCTTGTACCAGTAAATTTATTTCCTAGTGTTACTGATCCTGGATTTACTTTTCCTCCTTTTGTAATTGGTCTGGCAAAATAAGCTGGATTTGACGTATCTAACACAAGTTCTCCATTTTTTAAAAACACATCATCTGGATTTCTTTGTGCTTGCCTATAAACTGCATTATTAAAATGATAAGAATCTGATGCAACAGTTTTTACAGTTTCACCTTTTGGAAAAACACCACCAGCAAACTCTGCATTTCTGTTTTCAGTAAGTAATATTTCTAATTCTCTAGATTCTGCATTTATTTTAGCTTGACTTTTAATTATAGCTTCATCTCCGTTTCCAAAACCTATACTCCTTAAATAATCAGTTTCTTGGGCTAGTAATCTTTTTTTACCTTCTGCACTAGATAGATTCTTTATGTACCTATCTTTAATTTTATCTATAGTTACAGCACCGTCTTCAAATTCTTTTAAAAATGCTTTTTGTCCTTCTTTTGTTTTAAGTAAGTTTTCTGCTGCTTGTTTAGATGTTGGATTTACTACTTTTACTTTACTAAAGTTTTTTGCACCAGGCATAAAATCTTGTAACGACTCTTTAACAAAGGTTGATATATCAGATGCCTTCTTTGTAACGTTTTTAACAGGAGCAGTTTTTGAAGCATTAGCAATAACCTTTGCCGCAGGACCTAAAATAACATCATCTATAAGTCCTGGTATTTTTGCACCTGATGATGATACTTTCATACTATTTAAGAAAGGAATAGGTGCAGCAAAACCTAAAATAGTTTCACCATAATCTTGAGAACTTTGTTTAGC